AATCAAGATGTTCGGTCTACGATCAACAGGATCTTTTGTAAACTTATGCTTGTTCTCGGTAAACACTAAGTCATCGAGATCATTAGGCATCAGATTCATTCTCTCTAACCAGATACGTTTCCAATAAGCAGAGTTATACTTATCTCCACGCAGAGGAGAAGAGTTGATTCCACAACGTATTTCATTTTGCCAAGCAACTGTTTTAACGTGTTCTGCTAATTTGAAAGTAGTTGGGAATGGATTAAGAGTGTTAAAGAAATCTGTATTGCGAAGATCAACAAAAACTTTATCTTTATCTTTGATTGACTTCCAATGATCTACATTGTATAAATCAGCGATTCCACCAAAGAAGTCAGCAAGGACTCCATCCATATCTAAATAAATTACACTCATTATGCGGCCTCTCTTTCACCTAAGCGTTCAAATCCTATACCTTTAACTACAAATAAACGATTTTTATCATCTTTAATAACATCGCCTACTGAAACTGAATGCATACGATCTAGACGAGTAATCTTTTCTTCTGGACCAATATTGCCAATCTCAAATACTTCGTTAAGATCTTCAGCTTCGATAATGCAAACTTCTTTGTAGTTAGTTAGGAAAAAAGTTGAATTAACTTTACCTAATACAGAAGCTTCAAAAGCTTCTTGAACATCTTTAGCACCTTTATTTTGAAATACTGTAAACTTAGCCATTTTTTTCTCCTCTTTTAAATATAGCTTATGATCTATTATACCATATTCGAGAAGCATTGTAAACAAAAAAATGCATTTATTTGAAAAAAAGTTGTCTTCTTTTATATTCTTTAATAGTATCTATGAGGAGACCAATATGATTATCACGATGCTCTCGAAACACAATCGGTTCGTTATCATCGACATCCATAATAATGACTGTATTGGTAATTGGCATACCGGTACGTTCTTCCCACATGACAGCATAACCTGCCATCTGTGCAAAGTAGTTAGATATTTTGTCGTGTGTCTTGACTCGACGTGATGTTTTGAAATCTATAATAGAGGGAACACCATCGAATACACCGACGCAATCGCACCGACCAGCCACCCCAAGATGACGACTATAAAGAGCAGTCTCAAGACCGTATATCTTAGTAATATTTTTGTCAAGGATTGGACGAACGTTTTCGAGACTTTGTCGAATATGCGGTAAGTAGTCTGTAGTGTCTTCATTGAGTAAATACTTCTCTATTATTGCATGGACTGATGTGCCACGACTTGAAGCACGATGTCCAACTCTATTTGCTTCTTCATCGCCGACACGCTTACGCCATGCAGCGATCGCTTCTTCGCTGAGAATGCTCAGTACGGTTGTGATGCTAGGATACCTATTACCATCAGGGTCAATGTAAGTCCTACCAGACGGCTGTGTATCAGCAACCAAGTCATCATATCCAATATCAATTGTTTCATGTATAAACTCCACTATCTTATTCCCAACATTTCTTTTGTCATTATATAATCTCTTACAAAGTCTGAGCGAACGATATCTTCCCAACCAAAAGTAACAGTCGTAAAGTTTTTCATTGACTCTATGATTCTCATAAACTTCATTATGCCATCTCGTTCAGATCCTTCTCGAAAATCTGACTGATGATAATCGCCACAGAATATCAATCTGCAGTTTTGACCAACTCTAGTAATGACAGAATCAAGTTCATGAAAGTTAAGATTCTGCATTTCGTCAACAATGATAATAGAGTTATCAATCGTCATACCGCGAATGTAAGATGTGGTAATAAACTCGAGTTGATGATTATGAACGAGTCGACGATACGGCGTGTCATCACCGAGTAGTTCTAACATAATGTTCTTATACGGTGTTTCGAAGACTTCTTGTTTCTCTGCAAGTGATCCGGGAAGAAATCCCATATCACGAGTCGGAACTACTGATCGAATGATTGTGATCTTATGATAGGCAGTTTGTTTCTCCAGTACAGCTTCCAAGGCAAGGTATAATGCAATGAACGTCTTACCAGTACCTGCTGTTCCAGTAAGACATAAGTGTTCACCATCATCCCAAGCATTATAAGCTTTCTTTTGATTCTCTGTAAGAGGTTCATAGGTGTATAATTCATCTACTTTAATTGCGTGTTGTTTAGTCATACTTTAATCGTGTTGCCTCTACCTGAGCCTTCTTTGATTCTCTTTAGATTGTCTTTCCATCCATCGTCTGTCTTACTCATAAGAGAACCAACTCCTGAAACAATATTTGGCATAACAGGAACCAGTTCGACTTCGTCATTCAGCTTAGCTTTCATCTCGTCATAAGAGCAAAGAGTTTGCCATATTTGTTCTGTTCTTTTATTACGCAGCGTGTAAGTCGGCATATTTGAACCACTCCGGTACTGGTCGCTTTGTCCACTTCATAGAAAAGCGATGTTGTTTCGTTTGATAGAATGCACGATAAGACTTGACTGGATCGTCAAACATGCATTCAGGATTAGACTTCATAGCAAGAGGGAAAGGAAGTAACTCGTCAATATCCGATATATTTCTTGGTAATGATATAAGTATATCTCTTAGATCTCGATCAGACTTGTGAACCTTTCCATATCGATATGTATACTCGTCACAGAGTGCAGCGAAATGATCATAGTGCCAACGATAGTTAGCAGCAGTCTGCATTGTCCATACGGTACAAGGATGACCCATATGAACTGCTTTGTATAGGATATCTTCGAAAGAATCGTTGACCATCTCGTAATACTTGACCATCGTCTTACCAGACTTAGATGGTTTACGAGTGAGCTCACCATCGAGCATGCGATGTGCTGTAGATAACATTTGAGCAGACTCGACGACCATCTTTGGTACATGCTTGTCGCATTGGAGTTGAGCTGCTTCGATTGGATTGGTTGATAAAATAAATACGTTCATAATAAGATATATCCCTGCTTCCTTAGTAATACTATATTATACCAAAAAAGCAGGGATGTGTAAACTCCTAAATTTTGTTTTAAGTTGAATATTGGACCTCTGCTATTCGACGTTCTAAGAAATCTTGTTTCTTCAAAATTTTATTCATACGATCCACGTTACCTTTCTTTTCGAGTTTTCGTGCATAGATTTCAAGTTCCTTTGAGTCTTTCTTAAGTCTTTCTAGCTGAGCTAATACCATTGAGTTTCTCCAAAAAAAAGAGCGCGCTGAATACAGCACACTCAGGTTAGTCTTAAAGTTAAAATGAATACCGATATTAGGCATTAAGCAAACCAGGGAATGCCTCCTCTACGATTGGCTTAGTAATACCTTTTAACGGTATCTTGTTTATCATATTAATAACAACTTTGGCATCTTCTGGATGGATACCTTCAATCAATCCCACAAATAAATTTTCTCGCTTAAAGGCAGGCATTTTCGTACCCGGTCCACCTTTAGCGAAATATGCAAATTTTTTATTTTCTCTAAGTAGATTCGACGGGTGATTATGAGCTTCAGATGGTTGATATGGAGGATCACCTTCTGGAATTAGCCACTGTATCTTATCGTCGAGTGTTCCTTTTAGAACATCTTTTAAAGCCCAAGATTCATTTTCTTTAAGGACTTTTATTTTTTCTTCTTTACTTCGCTTCTTACCAACTTCAAGCAAAACTTCATAAACATATTGCTTCATTAAATAAACTCCTGTGCACTTTCAATCAATCTATTCATCCTCTTTGAAACTAAATAAGGGAATACCTTACCTTTATTTGACCAAGGATCTTGCTCCATAAAATTATTTATAATATTTTGTTTTAGAGATTCTGGTGTTTTTGTCAAATCAATGAGAGTTTCATTGCGACAATAATTACGATACCATGATGCAGCATAAAGTAATTCACCATCAGATAAATCTTCTATAATAGCATCGATCTTTTTCTTAGATAAAGGTGTTTGTCTTATACCTTCTACTAATACATTATCATCTGATAATACATTTGGTACACCATCGCCAGAATCGCCTTTAAGAATTTTTAGCTGAAGATTAAGTAATGGATTATCTTCCACTACTAGTTTCTTCAGCATGGGAGAAAATTGTTTGACGTTATCGTATCTTTGTAATTGTTTAAAGTCACCGTCAGAAGATACAATCATAACGTCTTCATAGTTACCGAATTCTTGAGTACGTTCAACCAATGTACCTATTACGTCGTCAGCTTCGCAGCCATCAATATGAAGTACTTTATATGGAAAATTTTCACGTATTTCGTCTTTAACTGTGTGCATAATACGAAATGCTTCGTTCCAGTCAAAAGTAGATTCATCACGTCCTTTGCGACGATTTGCTTTGTATTGTGGAAAATATCCACGACGCCAATTATTCATACCGTCACAAGCAAGAACCATATCACCGTACTGTTCTCTGAATTTTTTATTGTACATACGCAATGAATTCAGAGTCATATGTCGAATCATTTGTTCGTCATTTTGTTTATTGATAAGGATAGTAGCAAGACATATACCACTGAAGTCAACGAGTATCATAATTTAAATTCCTAAGTTTTTTTAAATTTTGGTTTGATAGTATTTTAATAAATTTGGTATGTTAATATTAAAATTAGATTCGATGTAATTTTGATTTGATTGAAGATATTGAATTTTTTGTTGTATAGTTTGAAGTGATTGAAATTCAGAATAGATAGTTTGTAAAGTAGTCATATTTTCTCCTCATTGGTTATAATCTATTATACCACAGAATAAGAGCATTGTAAACAACTTTTTTCATTTTATTTTAAAGTTATTTTTGAGACCGGATACATGGCGCGCGTGTATCTTACATCCAATGAATTCATTATAGTATTCGTCAGATAATAGTACATCAAACATAAATTGCATTTTTGCTTCCATATAAGACATCTCGCCCTTTGTCTTACAGAGGTGGAGAATTACTCTCTTGTATCCGTCTGATCCGTGTTCTTCGACGAGTCTTTGTAGTTCCACGTTTGATCCGTAGTACTCTCGCCAGTCTGATTCAACTCTCGTCTTAACACGTCGAGATCGTCTGCTATTTTTCGGAAGAGTCTTTGGACGCCAGAAATTTTTCTTTCCAATATACTTTTTGCCAGTTCGCAATTCGGTAATTTCGTAAACAAAACCTTGGTACTCCTCGGGAGTGTCTTTATATTCTTCATTATTATAATACCACATAAAGGTATTTATTCTTCTATATAAAACGCCTCATCCATGACTGAATCTGTTTTTTCTGCTTCTGCTCTACGTCCACATAAAGGACAGAAGTCTGGTCGATCATATGCGTGTACGACACTACCCACACCGCATTCATCGCACTCTATTTCGAATTCATCCATTTACTATTTTCTCCAAAAGTCTATTAGCCAATATTTCGAGTTTACGGTCGTCATCACAATAAAACCATTCTCTGATCTCATCTTGAGAACGACCGCATCCTATACAATATCCTTCTTTTATATCACAGACTTTCACGCAAGGTGAAGGTACATTAGAAGTCGATTTCACAAGCACCACCTGCACAAGCAGCCGCAGCAAGTGTATCAACATCAACATATTTCTTTGCCGTCAGATCATCTTTCCATGCAATTGGTTTCAGATTCTTTTGAATCTTATTCCATTTGTGTAGAAGATAAGCATCTTTCAAGCAGTGTTCTGCTAAAGTAATATCACCGTCTGTGTAGTTATCAGCGAACTGATTGAACCTTCTGACCCAATCCTGTTTCATTGCGTTCTCGGCAGACTCAAGTGATATGTCTTCGCCAAATCCCTTTGCAGTCGAACATGCATCCCATAGATTTCGGAAACACTTCAACGCATCAACTACCATACCAGAAGCAAAGACTGCACCAGTATCATATTTCTTGACCATTTCTTTTGCGGTAATGACTGCAGTGTTTGGTGCCTGATTATAGTCTTTATCGCCACTCATTGATAAGAATGAAATACCAGCAAATGAATTTCTATTTTCAAATACATACTTTTCGACTTCATCCCAGTCTTCTACGATAATCGTATTTGATACGTTATGACGAATACCTTTGTCTGCGCAAAGTTCCTCGTTCGTACCAGCATTCACCCAATGCTTTTGAGCAAGTTTGACTTTTTCAAGATGCGTTACACCAATCAACTCATCTTTCAATATAGACTCCTTATGTGGTATAATTGGAAACGACACCACGACATCAGTTCCGCCTGCAGACCATACAGATTCTTCGACCATATATGGATTTGCTTTCATAATTGCTTGTGTAATCTCTGATTCTTTATTCATCTGAACATTACGAATATACATATTAGAATGCTCAGCATGAATACCAGAAGCAGTTTGCAATAGAACCGAAGCGTTGCCCGATGGCTTAACACAAGTCGTTCTAGCCGCTGGATTGATTCCAAGTTTTTCTGCAACTTCTCTGTTAACCTCTTTGACAATCTTTGCTCCCTTCTCAAGGATCTTAGGATCAAATAATACCTTCGGATTATTCATCCATCCTGTAATTGATACTCCGAGTAATGCTTCTCGATCAAATATCCTTTTCGAAGTTTCGTCAAGAAATTTGAAGTCTGTGTACCCAGCTTGTAGGGTACCGAGGATGGATGCTGCTCGGCATGCCTTATAAAAATCCTCCTCGGTATTGCACATGCCACCGTTGATCTCAGTTAGATTACAACCCTGCCAACCAGACTTGTTATCCATTTGAGGGAACATACCAATCTCAACACATGGATTCGTAGTATGTTCGGTTGATTCAACGAAGACAAATCCTGGCTCACCAAACTGTTTGACTGATTCCATAATCTTGCCAAACTGTTCTGGTGTAGTCTTGTCTCTCACAATCACAGCAGAGTTATTCGATCTGCCACGTTGTGGATTATCCATATACCAACTACCAGTCTTTGCATTCATCATCTCTTCGTCATCTGGTGAGAAAAGACAAATGGTTGCTGACCGACGTACACCACCAGACAGTACAGCATCAGCTGCATGCATTGTGATATCATACACGTCAATCGGACGGATGTTCTTTGGTTCTTTGGAATCAATTACAATACCTTGGAGTAAATGTTCTATTTTGTCGAGTGAACGACGTAGTCCTTCCGGTCCTGGTGCTTTGAATCCACCTGATATTTTTGAACCCTTTGGACGAATTTGTGATAGGTCAAAGAAAACACGACGAGATTCAAACTCTGGATATTTTCCTCCACCTACAAAATAAGAAGACATCAACACGTCAAGTGCAGATGCCCAGCCCTCGATCGAATCTTCTACGATATAACCTTTAGCTTGTTTTGTTCTTTGTTGTAACTGTGGTAATTTTGCGATATGATGTTTCTGTACAGAAAAACCTGCACCAGCACCGCATAATAAAATATAAAATACTTCGCCAAAAAATGCTGGTCTGTCAGCATAAGACGAAGTGCAGTTATACATTCTCATTTGATGTTTTAATAATTGGTCTCCGCCAAATTGCAAAGCACGTTGTGCACCAAGTACTCTTTGTTCCTTATAAGCTTGTCGAGCTTCTTCGAAATATTCTGTTATTTCGTTTCCTTTGTTATTATAATAACCTCTATGCATCTCGATAACTCGATCTACGGCTTCATCCCATGTTTCATATCTGCCATCTTCTTCTATATAGCGGGAATAACCTTCGTAGAACTTTGTTTCGGATAAAAATTTCCTTGTGTCAACAATTGCTGTTGCCATGTCTACTACCTCTTATGCTTGATTTTTTTCTATTGATCTATTATATATCATTTTACAATTTTTGTACACCATAAAATGTATAATAATGTTCTATTCAGGCATAAAATATTTTCTAATCATTTCAATCTGATCATTATATTTCGCAATTATTTCAACTTCTTGTTCAATTGCTTCTTGGATATCGGAGTGTTCTCCGATACCAGCTGGATTCGCCAGATATACCTCTACGTTTGCTATGTGCTTAGCGACATGTCCTTCTGCGTGTTCAAGGAATGCTTTTAATAATAAATTTCTCATTTTTCTAATTCTTTAATTCTATTTTCAAGTTCATCAATTTTCTTTGTGACATGTGGATACTTCTTTCTCCATCCGTCTTCCGGTTGTTCTAACCATTTCCACCCGTATCTCTCAACAAGAAAGTCAAGTGTCTGATCGAGTTTAGCATAGCACCATAGTCCAGCATTTGTTCCTTTGAAATAAGCAAGGAATGCTGCACCCGCTACAGAACCTCCGATAGCTGTATATATCCACAATGTATCTTCAAACATTCTCTCAATCATTTAACCCTCCTTGATCGTATAGTCAACATAGTTATTCATACCATGATCTGCTACACCGTCAAGTGCACCGGACTTGTATCCTCTGAACTTATCTTTTATTCTCTGCCAGAAAGTCATCTTTCTGATCTTACCGTAATGATTGATATAGCATAAGTTGCCATGATGCTTATAACCCATCAGTGCAAGAGGAACGGCTGTTACGACATCGTTGTTATTTACGAATCGCCAGTGTGTTGTTTTGATTCCTCTGACAAAGGATCTTGTTCCTGCTCTTGGACTTCCGAACGTGTAAAGCTCCTCAACTGGGCGAAACTCTTCGATTCGAGAAGTACAAATGGTTGCCATTGCAGCTCCGAGTGAATGTCCGCAAATGAAAAGTGTTTTATCATCATATTCCGATACCATTGGTTCAATGTTGTTCCATAATTTATCAAGTTCACCTCTAAATCCAGAATGCACCCATCCGTCAGTCATTGACTTTCTTGGCCATGCATTCAAATCTGCAAGAATATCCGAAAGCTCAGAAGGTTCGGTTCCTCTGAAACATAAAGCCATGTCATTAGCGTTCCATACAATATGGCACTGAGCGCCATCATGATCGAGAAACACATGACTCGTCCAACCGAGTTTCTTATATTCTTTCTTTGCTTCTTTTTCATCTTTATAGGCAATGTCTGCCATACGTGCGTATTTATTCGCTCTCTCCAGATTCAGTTCCATCTTCCTTCTTCTCCTCGGTTACTGCTTCTTCATAATAAACAATAATCTCGGTTTGCTGATTGATGTATCTTCTTAGATCAGCAATGTTCAAAGCAAGGTTTTCGTAATCTTTCATACTGAGGACAACAAAAGCAACTTCGCCATATTGCTCTTTGTACTCTTCTATAAATTGTTCTAGTGTATCACTCGTAACTACACGTACACGAGTATCAACTAGCTGGAGCGGCTTCGGTCTCGACACTACCGGTACTGTTGTCTTCTCCACCTTGACTACCGTCTTGATCTCCGTTTCCGGTGCTCTCCCTACGCAACCAGTCAGGAAGAGGATAGTCATTGCGATTACCAGTGTCTTCCATGAAACCACGCCAAAGTTTTGCTGTAGCGCCATTCATCTTTCCTTCTAATATTGTGGCATCTTTCAATGCCTCGACTACGAGATTCATACGACTTAACTTACCTCGTAGCTCATCACCATAGGCTTCTGC